TTTGGTTAAGCTTTTTTAAAAGCTTATTTGATTTTTTTGGTTAAGCTTTTTTAAAAGCTTATTTGATTTTTTTGGTTAAGCTTTTTTAAAAGCTTATTTGATTTTTTTGATTTAAAAACAATGTATTATATATTATTAAAATGAGTTTTCAACATGTTAATGTTTTAGGATATGGCTTTGTAGGTGGAGCAATGGGACATTTGTGCAAGGAGAATAATGTAAAATTTTGCGTATACGATATTGTTAAAAAAGATGAACCTGGTGCATTACAAACATTTAATAATTTAACAGATATCATAAAATTTTCCGAACAACATAATCAAACAAATATTTATTTTATTTGCGTACCAACACCATCTGATACAGAAGGTCAATGTAATACATCTATCGTAGAATCATTGGTTAAAACTTTGAATAATTTGGTTACAAAAAAATCTATTGTTATAATTAAATCTACTGTTCAACCTGGAACAACAAGAAGATTTAACGAAATGATAAAATCAACTAATACACTTTTAGATCTTGTTTTTTGTCCAGAATTTTTAACTGAAAAAAATTTTAAAAACGACATGTACAATGCAGATTTTGTATTACTTGGCTTTAATCACTTGGAAAACAAAGAGTTACTTAATACAACATCTGATGCAATGAGACTTTTATACAAACACAAAACAGTTGATGTTTATCATAGAAGTTACGAAGAATGTGAAATTTTCAAATATACTATCAATGTTTATTTATCAGTTAAAGTTTGGTACTTTAATGAAATCTATGAATTATGTGGAAAATTTGGAATTGATTACTCACAATTTAGACAAGATTTACTACCACTTGAACCTAGAATTGGTATGTCACACACTATTGTACCAGGTGATCACGGTAGAGGATTTTCAGGAAGTTGTTTACCAAAAGAAACTAGAGGTATGAAATTTTTACAAGGATCACTAGGTATTCCAAATAAAGTTCTAGATGAAATATTAAAAAGAAATTCACAATTGCGAAACGAATAAACCTTTACTTTTAGCAAAAGTAACTAATTTAAAAACAATATTTATATATTGTTAATGTCTATAAAAGTCGAATCATATACAGTTTTAGAAAATAATATAATATTAAAATTTAACAAGTCATTTACTCAAATTAATTATATCAAATTGCAATCATTTTCTAAAATAACTAATTGTGGAGAATTAGATTCTGAAGAATTTGGAATAAAATATTCAAAGCCAAAGAACACTCTTAATTTATTTATAACATCAGATTGTCATTTTCTTTCAATTTTAATAACCAATGTAGATGACAACCCGCTGTATTATTCATATTATCTTACAAATGAAAAATTAAAAGAAAAACAGATATATAAAAGTAACGAAGCAAGGTATATTTATACACCCATAAAAAATGAAAATATTTTTGCAATTCTTAAAAAAAAGAGTTTACCATAAGAAATGGAAATAACAAAAATATGTAAACGTTTACATAATTTATCAACAGATTTAAAAAATAGTTGCACAAAAGATATTCTACACATTTTTGATATCATATTTGAGGAATATGATATAGTTTATAAAAACACTGATCAACTTGTAAACAAACAAATACTAACAGATAGATTACGTGATCTATTAAATGAAAAAATCGGAGAAGAAATACATGTATGTAAAGGATTTTCTCAAAATGGAAACAAATGCTTTAAAAAAAGCCAACAAAACTCAAATTATTGCAAAGTGCATTCTTATTTAGCATTTAGAGAAAAAAATGTCTTGGTATCTAATAACAAAATTGACACTTATGTTACACCAATGAATTTATCTAAAAACAAAATTGATATTTTATCATTGGAAAAAACATTTATAAACGACTCGTTTTATTATCACGACAAAAGTTTTATTTACGATAAAGAGTCGTTAGAAAAAGTTGGATATATTGAAAATGAAAATGATTTTATCTTGACTGATGATCCTTTTATTTTAGAAATTTTATAAAAGTAAATAAACCATTACAATAGCAACAATTATTTTATGTATATTTAGTTCAGATGAAAACAATTGTTTGTTTAAAAAAGTTTGCTGATCAAGGATTAAATGAACAATTACACCCAAAGGAATTATCGAGGCGTAATATTTGTATCCGTAAGTTCTAAATAACTGACCACTAAATAGTAAAAGATCTACTAAATAAAACCCGACAATAGAAGAAACCAAATCAAAAATTGCTACACCTTCAGAATTAGAATTGTATAAATTCGTTGGACTTTCTAATATCCTGTATTTTCTTAAATTTGTAATTGTATCCATATACAATTATACATATAAATAAAATTTTAAAAACTAATATATAATTTACTATCTGCATATTTATAATAATAATTTTTATATGGAAGATTTAAAGTTAATGCTTTAATAAGACTTTTATTACCTATTTCTGAAGAATTTGTACAATCTAATTTAGAACGAAATTCTTTTATTAAATTTCCATAGAGATCAAACTTTCCAATTCCATTATTTTTAAATAATACAACTTCATCTTTATTAATCTTTTTTAGAAAATTATTTTTTAAATCTTGAGAAAGACTATCGTATAATACATAATAACAATTATCTACTATTTTACCAGATTTTACATAATTATCTAAATAACATATACTTTTATAATTGTTTAATCTGCTTGCAGTTTGTCTATCAAGATAAACTGCTAAAATTACATCTTTTTTTTTATTTAATTTAGCAATGTAACCAAGATTTTGATTTTTAGTTAATTTTTTGGTTTCTTTTATAGCAACAATGTTTTCAGATATACCATCTTCTAAAAAAGCCCATCTGTAATTTTTATAAACTGTACAATCTTTTATAGCTTTTGTTAAACTACTTCTCGGAATTCTTAATGTTTTTGATACTTCTGCAATATTTTGATATACTTTTACTAAAGAAAGTGTTTCTGGATTTATTTGTTGAACTTTTTGACCTATATTACAGGACTTTTCTCCAAAATTATTAGTTAGTTTTAAATTATTTTGAATTTTCATATTACTAAATTCATTTTCAATAAAAAAGTATAAATTATTTACATTATCTTGTAGTTTATCTATTTTATTTAAAAGTTCATTTTCAATGGTTAGCTTTCTTTCATTTTCTAGTTTTAATTTTTGGATTTCTAATTCTAATTTCCTAACTTGAAGATGATCGTCATTAAAATCATTTATGTTTTCTTTAACAAGTGTAATTATCGTATCATATGATAATTTTTCACCTACTAAAAACAATTCGTTCTCATTTCCGTGACCATTTAATTTATTATATTTATGCGCATATAATTTTTTATGTAAAAACTTTTCAAAATCATTTGATCTTTTTACAGAAAATACATCCAATAATAAACATTCTGGATATTTTGATTTATGTTCGTTAAATCTATTTACTATACCCATACGACTTTCTCCTACCTTTATTATATAATTGTTATTTTCTAACGATTTTACTCTTATTATGTATACTATATTAATTTGTGAATTGTATTCTTTTAATAATATAGATTGTTTATGTAAAAACGACTCTTTTTTACATGTTTTTATTTCATTATCTTTTATCTCTAATAAATGTTTTCTTTCTTCTAATTGACGCTGTAATTCTCTTGATTGATTAAATATTATATCATCTAATATATCACTTGCCCATTTACGAAATTTCTTAGCTATTTCCTTTTTAGAACTGTAAAGTAAACGATAAACTCCTCGACTTGTTAAAAAAATAGTATCTTGGTTACCACTATTTGATGAGTACGTTGTACGTACTACCTTTTCATCTTCGTCAAAATTAACAATGCTTGTTCTAATATTTACAATATCTAAAACTTTCCCAATATCAGATGCTTTAAAATAATATACTCGTTTATTATCTAGATCTTCTTCTAATATAGATATTGGGTTGTTTTCAAATGCTTTAACTATACAATTATTATCTGTTTTTATTTCTTCTAACATACGAGTACGTGATATACTAATCATAATTTTTTATTTTTAAATTAAAAACGCATTATTTTAAAAATACGTTATAAGGATAACGTACTCATTAATAATATATAGAATATACTCCGTATTTGTACATTTTTGTTTAACTTCATTTTCCATATTAATAATCTTAAAATTATTAAAATAGATATCATTTTTTAGTTTTTTTAAAAATATAATGTAAGTTTGATACAAAATTAATTTGAATCCTTTATACCCCACCTTTCGATGTATTTAATTAGGGAGTAGACTATACCTTAAGTTATCATAGAAGTTGATTAAACCTCTCAAACCCACTAGCGTCTAGTCGTTGAACCTTCACCATAGTCTTATCATAGCGACTTTAGGTGCTTGGCTGCGGATTGTCCAATTCTAAACATTTTTACCATTGGGCGAAGCTCAACTCTTACGAGTAGTGCAACGGCGACTAAGTCGCGTACGGTTATTAACCGTGGTCCTTTTAAATATTTCTAAATAAAAGTGGTAGTTTAGACTCTAAGGAGTTCCCCGTCAATTTGGAAGTGTTGCAAAGTATTATGTAAAAGTACTTCACTAGCAAGTTTCTTTTCAAAACTTACTCTTATGCTCTGTTCTAATATTATTAATATTAATCTTAAAGCAAGGCCACCCATACCCGCCATAATTCTGAGGACATTATAATTGACTGCGTAAACACGAAGTTTAGCAGAATCATCAACATCAGCAGAAATCTGAAGGGTAGCATTGTCAATTCTTGACATGTTTACCGTCCCTGAAGGTTGATGTTGTTCTGGGTTAAGAGCAAATGAGTAAACATAGATACCATCTCCTGGAACTCTAGTATGATGTTGATATGGTTGAACAAGGTTAAAGTAAGATCCTGCTCTAGTAGAGAAACGATCTTGACCATTAAGTTGAAGTTTAGCATCAACAACAGAGTTTCCATTGATAGCAGAACCAGAGTCACTTGAAAAATCAGCTGGATCATTATCATCTTCGTGGATAACCCAAACAAGTTCCTTGCAAGGATGGTTAAGAGCAAGTTTGCTCTTGATAGAACTAGTTCCGGAAGCAACTGATTCAGCACCGGTGAATTGAAGTTGTTCAATAAGGTATTCGTGTTGAACTTGCGCAAATTGTCTTCGTTCATCAGTATCAAGGTAGATATAATCAATATACAATGAAGCGTCCAAAGATGGAGATCCATAACCAGATCCCTTTACAATAGATGCAAGGGAAGCAAAGGTAATATTGAATTTAACTTCGTGATATTGAAGTGCGATAAGTGGTAAAGCAAGTCCTGGATTTCTGCAAAACCAGAATTGAAGTGGAATGTAAAGAGTTGATGCTGGGGAAGATCCATCAGCAGTGCTGGTAAGAGCAGTTACATTACCAATCATTTCGTTGTAACCAGATTCTTTTTCGGCAGTTTGAGTCAATTCATTCCAAATGATGAGCCAATCACCATAATGTTTGTCAATGACTTGTCCTCCAATTTCAATAGAAACTTCGTCGATCAAAGCGTGACCAACTTGAGCAACCCATCCAACGTTGGTTCCAGACAAAGCTGGGAGATCAACTTGAAGGTAAACCTTATGGATAAGATCACCGTTTCTTGAAACAGTGCATGAAACTTTTCGTCCGAAATCTACAGTTCCGTTAAAGGTTTGTTCAATAGATTCGATAGCGAAATTTGTATGTCTACGATAGACAACTTTGAAAAAAGTAATTTGCTTTTGTACCCTACCTTTCGGTATATTTAAATTAGGGAATAGACTATATCTTAAGCGAAAATTTTCGCCCACTACCGTTTAGTCGTTGAACTGCATCCAATTAGGTAATCAAAATTACCCTTAGGATTTGGCTGCGTGCTTGTCCATTTCAAAAATTAACAAATATTAATTTTATCATATATTGCATTTTTACTATACCCCAGTGTATTCTGGGCCAGTAAATTTTTTCAAATTTACCTTAGTAGCAAATATTTTTAGGATGTCGCCGCAATTTGATAGTGTTGCAAATCTATTTTTTAGATTTACTAGCAGTTTTATTATTAATCAATGGATAAAAACACTTAAATTTGATTAATATAGGAATAATAACAGATTTTTCTATAACATATCCTAATAGTTATAGCTGACTACTTTTCTTCCCCATGTTATTAAGGATTACCTGTGAGGTATATATCTTGCTTTTATACGGTCTTTTCAAACCATATATTAGCCCTAATATCTCTATTAGGAATAGAGTACACCTTAAGAATTTTCAGATATGGCTAGTATCATCATAAAATCCCAACTTCCGTCTACTCGTTGAACCTTCATCTTATATCTACCTCTACCATCTCCGATGTTAGTCGGTAAGGTACCTAAATTGAATGTAAATATTCTGTAGCCAATTGTAATTTATCTTCCATAGAAGTATACTTACTTACAAATGATCTTTCTTTTAAATCTGGATGATGACTTATTCTATATCCTTCTTTACCAGATGAATCTCTATAATAACGAAGATATTTAGGTAAATTTAAATCTTCATGGCGTTTTCTTGGACGTTTATCCAAAACTTTACCCAAATTCTTACCTATCATATTTTTTCTTCGTAATTCTTTTGTTTCATCTGATTGTCTTGATGTTGTTTTACCTGAAGTTAAATTATAACCATTTGGTGTCATTGTGTTTAATTGTTCAATATAAAGATTTTCATTATAATCTAGATCTTTTATTTCACATTCTTTTATTATTTCAATAGTAAAATTTTCATGTTTATATTTACGTATAGCATTATTTAATAATCTACAATAGTCTTTGCCATTCGTAGCATCTCTTATATGCTGTTTCCATCTACTTAAATATCCCCATTTTTACCACTCGATAACATTTTAACACATTGACCAACATATTTTTTATTTGAAGGACTCGTTACACAATAAATTTCACCTTTATCCATTTAAAATTTACAAAATATTTTATTAATTCAATTTTGTTAATTCAATTTTATTAATATAAGACGCTTGGCTGCGGATTGTCTAATCTTTAACGTTTTTACTGAAAGAAATATAAATATTTCTTTGTGGTTAACACCACTGCCTCAGGTCATTACCCTTTGGTATTGTCAAGTATCACTACAAGACAAGTAGTAGTTAAAGTTACTTAAGAGGTTCCCGCAATTTGAAAGTTTTGCAAAGTACCCAAGTACTTTACTAGCAAGTTATATAATAAGAAATGTTTATTTCTTATTTGTATATTTATACTGTTTATCTAATATGGTATATATACAAACCATACTAGCAGCTTACTATTCGAGCCCAGATATATTAAGCTCCATACGCTACTAATTGCATTAATCCACCACCCATTTTGTTTTTTGTTTTTTATAATATTGAAAAAGAAAAAAAATTTACTAAATTAACTTAATAAAACACACGTAAAAATAAAAAAATCTTACGCGATTTATTATAATTTAGTATTAGAATTAAAATCAAACCATAATTTTATATAAAAAAAACAAAACTTAATATACAATAAAACTTTTAAAATAAAAAGTGATTTAAACGCAAAGCAGGTATTTACAATTTTAACCACAAAGCCTGAGTATGAATACTAGGTTCCCATGTAACTATAGATGTATGTGCTTGCCTACATTGATAACGAGACCCAGCATACATAACAATCTGACCTATTTTATAAGATGTGTTTGGCATCCAATTTGCTACTCCCGGTGTTGGTTTTGGTGGAGCTGGTTTTGGTGGAGCTGGAGCTGGTTTTGGTGGAGCTGGAGCTGGTTTTGGTGGAGCTGGAGCTGGTTTTGCTGGAGCTGGTTTTGGTGGGGCTGGAGCTGGAGCTGGAGCTGATTGACTAAAAATACGATTAGCAGTATTAATAATAGATATAGAACTTGGCTCACCACCCTTTTGATAACTCCAAACAAACAAACCATTTGTAGGATTTTTATCACTAATAACACCCTTAGAATATCTTTCGACTTCCGATAGAGTTACCACGTGACCACCCCAAGCTTCAGGTGGTACTTCTGCGCCAATTAATATAGGTCCATTATAATAACTTCTATATGACTTGAATGCTGTAACAGGATCATATACTGGACTTGCATCGTAACTCATCAAACAAATAAAATCTAAATCTTTTCCATTCGATTTTAAACCAGGAATGCACATTCCTGTATTTTGCCCAGCAGGAGCTGCATTAGCAAATTCACCAACGCCATATGCACCTATAGAAAATGCAGCTATTGAAACTAAACCTTCAGGGTATATACTTCTTACTCCATTTATAATAGGACCTAACAAATGAGCTTCTTGAGCACCACCGTGAGGTTCCCAGTCAATATCAATACCATCTACACCTAAATCATTAGAAAAATCAACAATGGCTCTAGGATTAAATCCATCGAAAGGATATGTAGCACCACCTACACTTAACATTACAACAACATTTCTTTTACGTAGGATTTGAATAGCTTCTTTTACTACAGAAAAATCAGATGAAAAATCTAAACCAGTACCAGTAAAAGTATTCGAACCCTTCACATAAGTGCAATTTGGTTTTGCAAAAGATAAAAACACTACATTAATTGGTGCTGGTATTTTTGATAAATCTAAAGCCGCACCAGAACTTGCCCAAGAACAAGACCACGATTGAAAATATACGCCTAAGGGACGTTTATTATTTAATAATTTTTGAAATTTCATTATATAATTATAATAACAAAAAATTTTTTTGATATTATATACACATTTTATATAAAAACCATATTGTATAACATTAATCTTTCAGATTACTCAAAATCTTTTATAAAATTTACATCACCAATCTTCATTAATCTTACTTTAAAAAAAAATTTTACGATTCTGGCATTTTTCAAAATACTCTTTTGCAGAAGAATAACCAATAACAATTTAATTACATTTCAGTTCTTTATTTAAAGAAAAATTTCTGCTCCTCTAAGTATACAAAAAAAATAAGCTTTTTTATGTTGGATGAATACCTCTTTTCAAATTAACATCTATTCCTCTTGCTCTACCAAGTCTTCTATTTCTTTTAAGAATGGAGTTTGTGGTGGAGTTGATGGTGGAGTTGGTAGGGGAGTTTGTAGTGGAGTTGGTAGGGGAGTTGGTGGTTGAGTTGGTGGTTGAGTTGGTGGTTGAGTTTGTAGTGGAGTTGGTGGTTGAGTTGGTGGTGGATTTGGTGGTTGGGTTGGTGGTGGAGTTGGTAGAGGTATCTTTATTTGGGTTATTATTATACCAAAATGTTTGCATTTTACTTAATTTTGATGATGAATTACCTGGACCTCCAGGAAAATGATATATTATTTTATGTGAATCTTTAGAGGGGTTATTTTCAGCATAAGATGCCATAATAGTATTATCATATTTATTTTGAGATATAGCATTATATACAATAAATGGTTGATCAAGACAAGTAGATCTAGGACCTTTTGGTATATGTTCTTCTATTGTATCAAATAAAGATTTTATAGAATCACTATTTTTAAATAATAATATACCAGAAGAAAATCCTGGTAAATCTTTATTATATTTTGAAAAATCAAACAATTTTCCTCCCCAAAATTCGTGACCTATAACTCCTTCTTTTAAAGCATATAATTTTTCAAAAGATAATTCTAAATTAAATAATACGTTAATATCTGAATTTATTAAAATGTCAGTATCTAAATACAATATTTTATCATATTTATTAATATTATTATATTTAAAAATAGTTAATCTGGCACATGCCGCTTCATATAAAGTATGTAAATCTAATATATAATAATATAAGGGTAAATTGAATTCTTTTAATTCATTTTGTATTATTGGTTGAAATGATGGCGATGTTAATATTAGAATATCTATTTTTTCAGAAATATTAGCTTTAATTGAAATAGATGTAATGAGAAGTTTTAATAATTTTATATAATCTTGTTTATGAAAAACACAGATGTAAATAAGATTCATTTTATATTAATATGTAAATATTTTTATTATTTTTATATAAAGTAAATTTTAAGATTCTGGCATTTTTTCAAAATACTCTTTTGCAGC